ATGACGAAGAAAAAAGCATACAAACCAGGTTCAGCCACCATTGCGCTGAATAAGCGCGCCCGCCATGAATACTTTATCGAAGAGGAATTTGAGGCCGGGCTGGCACTGCAAGGCTGGGAAGTAAAATCCTTACGCGCCGGTAAAGCAAACATCGGTGACAGCTACGTTATTCTGAAAGACGGCGAAGCCTTTCTGTTTGGCGCAAACTTTACGCCACTGACCGTAGCCTCCAGCCACTATGTTTGCGATCCGACTCGCACACGTAAGCTACTGCTTAATCAACGCGAACTCGATTCACTGTATGGACGTATCAACCGCGAAGGTTACACCGTGGTGGCGCTGTCGTTGTACTGGAAAAATGCCTGGTGCAAAGTGAAAATCGGCGTGGCGAAAGGTAAGAAACAGCACGACAAGCGCACCGATTTGAAAGAGCGCGAATGGCAGCTAGATAAAGCTCGCATTATGAAAAACGCCGGGCGTTAATCGCGTCCGCATTGCCCTCTCACGCCGGGAGAGGGCATCGAACATTTCTCAACCCTCACTCAGCGTCTCATTCAGTTTGCTCAATGTTTTTATAGATAATCCAGCACCGCTTTGATCTCCAGACTGGCAATTATCTCCGACAGACCAGGAAAGATTTTCCTGTACGGTTGGTCAGTTCAGCGCTTCTTATACGCGCGTAAACCACGCCTCTGGAGCGCTCAAAAACAGGCGATCGGGTCAATTCCATACGCTCAACTAGGTTAGCCATCTGGTGTGAACGCTTTGTTTTGCATACAGCAATAAAAAATACAGCATGATCGTATGCAGCAGTTGCTGTTACGCGTGGACACATACTAACCGCATTTCCCTCGACAAAAGTCATTGTGATATGGACTGGAATGGCACGTCATAAATCTGTTATACTCAGCATCACACTTTTGGGGCTGATTCTGGATTCGACGGGATTCGCGAAACCCAAGGTGCATGCCGAGGGGCGGTTGGCCTCGTAAAAAGCCGCAAAAAAATAGTCGCAAACGACGAAAACTACGCTTTAGCAGCTTAATAACCTGCTTAGAGCCCTCTCTCCCTAGCCTCCGCTCTTAGGACGGGGATCAAGAGAGGTCAAACCCAAAAGAGATCGCGTGGATGCCCTGCCTGGGGTTGAAGCGTTAAAACTAATCAGGCTAGTTTGTTAGTGGCGTGTCCGTCCGCAGCCGGCAAGCGAAATTAAAGACTGGACTAAGCATGTAGTACCGAGGATGTAGGAATTTCGGACGCGGGTTCAACTCCCGCCAGCTCCACCAAATAAAACAAGGGGTTACGTGAAAGCGTAACCCCTTAAAAGTTGGTTGAGTCCATATTGCGTCCACCTAGCTTTCCGCATGGTCATCTTGATCATTACAAGTCCTACGCGTGGATTACTGCATATACTCTGCCAGCAAATTCTGGGGCTAGCAGCGCATGCAGTTTAATTCAGTCGCATTCCTCCGAGCCTCTCCATTCCATAAACACGAGTAGGCGAGTAACCATGGACAGGAATTGCTATCAGAAAGTCCGGCAAGAATTTATTAGCTGTGTCGACAGAACATTGCTGCGGCTTAAAAAAGAAGCCACTAAGATGCCTTTTCACTCTGCGCTCCTAAGTAAAGAAGCTGTTTTTTGGAGCCGTTTTGAAAGATCTTTTAGCACAAGTTTTGGGCAATCTGTAATAGAGAGAATCTCAGCTTATATAGCTGAATCTTCAGGTGCCGAAAACGTTCAAACACAGCAAATAACTTTGATAAGTCTTGATCAAAGCCAGTTGATGGCAATAGAGCACCACATTAGTCAGTTGAGGTTAAGAGGCTCGGGGGCATTTCCAAATTGGGAGAATGATTATAATCACATTCTTCAAACCCCACCATCAGGAAATATAGTTGAATTACGAATAATTTCCGATTTGTATTTCTTTCGCAATGGTAAGCACAACTATTTTTCAATTAAAACTGTTAAGCCAAATATTGATCAGACAGCCGAGGCTAAACGAGATTTATTAAAGCTTAAAGTTAATGACCCAGGATGTAACGTTTATTTCGGTCTTTATTATAATCCTTTTGGGGCAGAGAGAGAGTTGTATAACTGGACGCCGCCAATGAAGTTATTTGATTTCCACAATGACCCATGCATCCTTATAGGTAAAGATTATTGGGATACAATAGGTGGCGCAGGGACATATGAAACGGTTTTAGAGATTGCAACATCTGTCAGTGCTGAATTACAAGAAAAAATCAGACAATACGGTGTTGATAATTTCCTATAGAAGAATTAGGGAGGCAATTGCCTCCCTAAATTTTTAATCAAATCAAAACAAACTCATCTTGTTCTAACAATTTTGATTCTAGCTCTCTATCAGAGGTATTTTTATATCTTGAATATTTAAAATCGGGATAAACTCGCGGAAAAATATTCTTATCAAAGTTAATCAAATGTTTTCCTATGGCGTAACCAAGACCTACCGGGACAGCGTTACCTAATTGTTTATACTGATCCAATAGCTTGCCTTCAATAGCCCAATCATCAGGGAATTGTTGTAGCTTTTTATACTCTTCTATCGATAAGGGTCTTATTTCCTCTGGATGCGCTAAATCCGTAGCGGGCATAGCTGGATGGGTCACCAGTGTGGGAGACGGTTTGTTCCAAGCTAAGCGTCGCAAGAAACCAGTCTTTCCGCCTCCAGAAAAGAACGAATTACCTAATGCCTCCATTTGTAACTCAAGAGGCAAATTTTTCCAATATTGTCCAGGCCCAAGCAGGCGATAGTATTTTTTACGCTTTTCAGGGAATTCAAGATGCGTATGAGTTTTATCTTTGAGGTCTTCCACAGATTCTGCAAAAGTCCTCCATAATGGCAACCCAAATTCTCCCGTTTGAGAATGGGTTGGTTCAATATAAGGTATTTTTTTACCATCACGCGAACACATTATAACAACTCGTTCACGCGTTTGCGGAACACCGAAGTTTGCAGCATTATAAAGCTCGAATGAGCAACTATATCCATTAGCTTTAATCATCCTGTATATATAACTTAAAACACCACCGGCCTGTTCTTCATGTTTTAAAGGAGGGAAATCCTCGCCTCTTTGGCTATGTGGGCGATGTTGAAGAGGCGCTGAAAGTAACCCTCTAACATTCTCAATGATAAAATACTTCGGTTTTATTTCAAAAATGGTTTCAAGATATTTAAGAAATACGTTACCTCGCTCATCCTCGAAACCCAAGCGTTTACCGGCTGTTGAAAATGCCTGGCAAGGCGGCCCCCCCATAATTAAATCAACTTCGTCACCGAGGCTTAGTCCTGCATGCGCTAAAATCTCTTTTGACGAATAATCCCTTATATCACCAATCAGTGCTATATCAGGTTTATTCTTTTTGATGGTCTTTCGTGCGCTCTTATCAATTTCGCATGCAAGTAGTGTTTTGAAACCAGCTTTCTCTAGACCTAAATCTAAACCCATTGCACCGCTAAAAAAACTCAAGGCCACCGGATTCTTAGTGTTGATTTTTGACATTCTATCTTCATCTTTCATAATTTTTTTTAATTCAGCAATATCATTGCTTTCTAACAACCAAATCTTACCGGATTGACGCGCTGAGGGTATCCTCCCTTCCCGACATAATGTTCTTACTCGTTGCGGAGAAACCCCTAATAGTTCTGCGGCTTCACTTACCGTTAGCGTGGTACTCAATTTTTGTTTCCCAAACGATAAATAATCCATACCACTTTGCCAACGGATAAAATTGAAGTCAATAAATATGTTGCATTTTTGTTGGTTATCATCGACCTATAGATCCTTCACAAATGCAACGAGCGTGGGTCTTTGATAGAAGCTGTATTTTCAGGATCTAAAAAATGTAAATTGAACTGCAAAACCCGCTACACCTGACTTCGCGGCTGTCTGCCAACATCCGAGATTTACCTAAAGCGATCCGGCGCAATGACGAAAAACAAGAAAAACACCTTAAAAATAATAAGTTAATATTTTCTAATGATACTTTCTCCATCCTCAAAACTGAAAAACACTGAAATCCTTTTCAATCTTTTCAGTTTAGGTTTAGCCGCAACCGGCCAGCACTGGCGCGCCCTGACGGTGTGGTTTGCAGAAAAATAAAACTGAAAAATTTTACCGATCCAAAACCCGCAGGCGGGTGCGGTGTAGTGCCGTTTTTGTCTGCGACACGTTTATTTTGTCTGCGCGTGGCTGCGCCAGCGAAGCGAGGCGGGCGCGATCCTTTTGATGGCTTGCGTGGTGATGGCGTGAGAGGCGGAACGCTCACAGCGCGTTACAGCGCGCGTGGTTTGCGGGTACAAAAAAGCCCGCAGGGTGCGGGCTGTGGGAGGGGATCAGGCGATAATCTTCTGGTACTTGCTGCGGGTCTGCCCTGCCCTGGTGGCCGTCTGCGTGAAGGCGCTCGCATTGGCGGGCGCGCCGGAGTCCGGGTGCGAATGCGTGGCGCACTGCTGCGCCAATTCGGCCAGTAAATCAATGGTGTCCAGCATCATGGACAGGGTATTAATACTGTTATTGCCGATATGCACCGTCCCGCCGATGATCTGCTGGCTGGCAGCGATGGACTGCCGGTGTGCGGCAATCTTCTCCGTCAGTGCGGCCAGTGTCTCAACACGGATATTCCCCGCCACTTTCGTGGACTGCTGGCCGGTGATATCTGTTTCCGCATCACCTTTCACGCTGGCCAGGTACTTGCCACCGGTGGCCATCGCAAAATCGCCGCTGGTCACGTTCTGGATATGCCCGGCCATCAGTGTGGCCGTCCCCAGTACCGTGGTTTTATCCGTCGCCTTGATCGTGGTTTCCCGCGTCACCATTTCGCGGGTTTCGCTGTCGGCCTTCACGCTGCGCGACATCGATGTTTCACGGATAGCCTGATCGGTCTGGCGCTCCCAGTCACCGCCCTGGGTTACCCGCTGTGACACTTCGGCGCGCTGCTGTTGCAGCTGTTCGCCGGGTTTCACGTCCGGCAGGCTTGTCCCGTCCGGCACGGTCTGGCGGACAAAAGGCTTATCCGGCCTGCCGCCGGTAAACCCCACTTCGACCAGTGTCCCTTCGGGCGGAAACTGGAACATCCCCGAATCGTTACCGGCCATCGGCACCGGCAGCGGCACGGCGGAATAAACCGGCGTGTCATTGTCCGGGTTGCCGTCTGCGTCAAGCAGCTGCACGTCAACGGCATAGCGAGGCCGGAACGGATCGGCAAAATTGCCACTGCTTGCCGGTTCGCTTGCCGCCATCACCCTGGCGAATTTCGGCAGATGCATCCCGCTTGCCAGCTCCGGGAAGTGATTCTCCATCTGTCGCTGTGCCGGTGTTTTTTGCAGTGGCGCACCGGTTGCCCGGTTGCGCGGTGTCCAGGTGATCGCCATCGTGTCGTTGGTCAGGTTAACCTTCGTCACCCGCTCGCCGTTCATTTCCACACCGGGGCGCATAGTCTGGATCATCGGCAGTGTCATGCTGTTGCCACCCGCAGCGGCCTGGCTGAATTCGTGCGGGATATCGACCGGACGCCCGGCAAACAGTGACTTTTCCGCGCCGCCGACATACAGCGAACCATCCGGCAGCGGATACCAGAGATAATCCGCCACGGAAAAGGCTTTGCCGAGGTTGTTCAGCAGCTGGAAGCCGGTGCCGGAATGGGTGAAGTGCGGGATCGGTTTGTCGCTGTAACCGGCCTGCGGCACGGCCACGGTCAGCCCGCTGTTCTCCGTCAGCCAGGCCGCGATTTCGCGCAAGGTGGGATGTTGAAACGAGCATGGCCACGGCTTTTCAAACACCCCGGCCAGCTCACGCACAAAGAGGCGCACAAAACCTTTTTCCGCAGGCTGGGAGCGCTCAACGTAGCCGGTAAACCAGCGGAAAAGCGCATCACCGTACCCGATATCGAGGCGCACCACCTTGCCGGTGTAGTCCTGCTCCGTTTCGGCGGTAATAAAGCCGCGCCCGCAGGTGTTCAGCTCCAGCACCATGTTCACATCGGCGGCATGTACCTCATCACCGGACAGGTACAGACGTTTAATCGGTTTCATGATTACCGGGGCGACAACATATCGCGCTTCATCTGCCACTGCTGTTGTATGCCTTGCCCGGCGAAGTATAACGTGCCCCGCCCGTCTTTTGCGTTGAGCTGATCCAAAACGGCCATCAGCTTTTCACTGTCCGCGCGCGGCGCGTTGTCGTCAAAGAGATTGAGTTGCGCGACGCCCTGGCTGAAAAAGTCGCCGAGCATTACACCCGCTTTCTGATATCGATGACCATCTTTCCAGATAGCATCTAAGCACCGCGTAGCAGCGCCGATAATGTCGCGGCTGTCCTGTGTGGGCGTCAGTAGCTTTACCGATGAACTGTTGCCGTAATACGGTTCATTCAGCGCAAAGGGACTGGTCTTAACAAAAGCAGATATGAACCGGCAGTACTGGTGCTCACCCCGTAATTTCTCCGCCGCGCGGCTCGCGTAGCTGCATATCGCCTGGCGCATTTCTTCGTAGTCGGTGATTCGGCCACCGAAAGAACGCGAGCAGACAATCTCCTGCTTTGCCGGCGCGAACTCCTCGAGATCCAGACACGGTTCTCCGCGCAGTTCCCGCACCGTTCGCTCGAGCACGACATTAAAATGCTTGCGGATAATCCAGGTGCTTTGCTCTGAGAGCTCAAGCGCGGTTTTAATGCCAAGGGCGTTCAGCTTCTTACTTATGCGCCGCCCGACGCCCCAGACATCCTCAACCGGAACAAGAGCCAGCAGTCGACGCTGGCGGTCGATGTTGGACAAATCAACCACTCCGCCGGTCTGCCGCTGCCACTTTTTCGCGGCGTGGTTGGCCAGCTTCGCCAGGGTTTTAGTTTGCGCTATGCCGACACCGACAGTCAGGTGGGTACGCTTCTGCACGGTCGCGCGTATCTCGCGCCCAAAGTCAGTTAAATCACGACAATTACGGACGCCGGTCAGGTCGCAAAAGGCTTCATCGATTGAGTATATTTCCACGCGAGGACTCATCTCTTCCAGGGTTGTCATGACCCTGTTTGACATGTCCGCGTACAACTCGTAATTGCTGCTGAATGCGACGATACCGTGGCGCCGGAACGCCTCTTTCTGCTTAAAGTAAGGCTCTCCCATGACGACAAATGGTTTAGCTTCGGCGCTGCGGGCTATCACGCAGCCGTCATTGTTCGACAAAACAACGACTGGCCGCCCTTTCAAATCAGGTCGAAAAACTGTCTCGCACGACGCGTAAAAGCTGTTCACATCGCACAGCGCAAACATATTCAGCTCGCCGGTTTAACAATGAAAGTTACGACACCGAAGATATCCAGGGTGTCTTCGCTTGTTACCCGGATCGGGCTGTATGCCGAATTCATCGGGTTGAGCTGTATGGTTGGTCGAAGTTGCAGACGTTTCACGGTGAATTCGCCATCGACCGCCGCGATCACTATATCGCCGTGCTGCGCAGTGCGCGAACTATCAACCACCAGCAGATCTCCGTCGCTGATCCCGCCATCAATCATGGAATCCCCCGCAGCTTTGACGAAGTATGTCGCGCTGGGGCGCTGCACAAGGAGTTCGTTAAGGTCAATTCGCTGCTCAACATAATCCGCTGCCGGGCTGGGAAACCCGCACTGAACAAGGTCGCTGAAGAGCGGGAGCGCGACAACTGCGCGCGGAAAATCTGCTGGTTTAATGAATTGCATAGTGTAGCCCTGCTTAATACTGTTTTTATATACAGTAGATTTATTAATTGCAGGGATCAAGATCGAGACGGCAACTGTTTAACAACTCCCTCTAATTCTTCAATTTTTAATATTGTTACTTTCAGCGCCAGCAGAACATCAAGCAGGAGGACATTGGTATCCAGTACCAGCGTGCTGGTGTCGTCAAAGAAGTTGGGTACCTCTTTCACATAGTCTGCATCAATCTCACGAACGTCCTGAGCGATTACACCGCGCCGGATTCGCTCTTTCTCATCGTCGTTGTAGATGAAAGAACATGGCCTGATGTTTTTGATGTTCTCGTAAGACTGCAACCCATCGTTATACGTGATGCCGTGCTTCAGGGTACGATCGGATGTAGCCGCTTTTGTAAACGTATAAGAGCCGGGTTGGCTTCCTGAACCGTTACAAATCAGGTCACCGGAAGACATTGAAAAAATCCAGATTCTGGCGCCGTAATCCCCTGCGTTCGCTGTTTGCATCAGAACTGTGGCAGGCCAGCTACTGGAACCTGTACCCACAGCACCAAGCCCCGTGTTTATTTCGAATCCTGCTCCGTTGTTATATTTGTATGAATAGCCGAAAAGCGCGCTGGTCGCGCTGGCATCGTTGACCGGCCCTTGCTGGAAACCCGCATTATTAAGGGCAACAAGATAGCTGCCGGTTAAGCCATTCTGGCTTACCAATTTTCCATTGATTGTCACCGCGCCCGATATAGTCCCGCCTGTTTTACCGTTGACAGTATCAAGCCGCGAATCATCACCGGCGGCGACCGTATTAGCCGTTGTGCCTACATTGAGAGCCGCAGCGCTACCCAGTGAACTTTTATCAGCCTTGCCGTCCAGCGCTGTTTTATCGGCCTTGCTGGCTAAAGACGTTGCCAGACTGTTCCATGTGGGGCCGGTAAAAGATGTGTCGTCGGGAAGTTTCACCGTGGCAGTACCACTTCCGGCAAAGATTTGCTGCCAGTTCTGTTTGTCGTAATTCAGGCCGCGCAAAGCCTCAGCACTCTGCGCAACCAGCGCGGCGGTAACCAGGTTCATTGCAACGCGGGGCACAGCATACCAGGCTGCGCCAGCCTGCGTCGGTCCGGTGTAATTGCTGACGAGCGTCAGGGCAGTTGTGCTGTCCACCGTTTTCACCGGCAGCGTGTAAGGGATGCCACCTACCGTAACCACAATAAAATCGGCTGCAGCAAGCTCAGTGGTGAACGACGTGCCACTACCTGACACAGCGGCTGAATTATTCGTAAGGGTTAAGGTTCCTGCTGACATGTGAACTCCAGGCAATAAAAAACCCGGCGCGCTGGCCGGGTCTGGTAGGGTGGCGTAGGGTTAATACATTGACGGGATGCAGGGGATGCTGACAGATGTCAGCCGCTGACCGACAACAGAATATCTGTCAGTCCATGTTGCGGTTGTGCGTCCCCGACCGCACCTGACCGCATTTCCGGAACGAACAAGCCCCGCCCATTTCAGGTAGTCCCATCCTCCGGATGTCCTGCTGTCGTAGCCGTACCGCCCGAGCATGATCATGCTGTCGCCGATATCCGTCCAGTTCCATGACGGAACAAACGAGGCATTACGGTAAACAAACGGGCGCCGGGTGGTGGAAAAGACACAGGTACCGTTTTTGAAAATATTGAAGCCTGTCCCCGGCGTGGGGATCATGCCACTGGCAAAAATGGCTATCTGCAGAGTTACCGTAGCTGCCACATCATCGCCATTTCGCTCCTGGTATGCGGTGACGTTAGCCCCGTCGAATTCGACGGTAACGCCGTCAGCGCTCCACTTCGCGAACACAAGATACTGATCGCGGGAAACGCCCGTATCCGGTGTGGCCCAACTTCCTGTAAACGTCACGGTTCCGCGCCAGACACAGGAGCCCACCATTGTTGCATCCGTTATTGACAGAAAATCCGTGCTGTCCTGAATCAACAGCCCCTGCCCCTGCGATGCCGGAAGGATTTGCCACACAGCAGAATTGAACGATTTGGCCCGGTTCCAGTTGTCGCTCCACCAGGTGTTCAGGGTAATGACGTTGCCGGATACGGAATAACCAGACAGCATCCCGATGGTCGGGATCAGATTTGTGCCACGGTACGTCATATAAACGGTGTTACGTGGCAACAGCACAACCTGACTCCCGGCGACAAAGTTGGGGATCTGATACTGATTAACGTCAAATTGTTCAGGGATAACCATGCTGAAAGAAGGACAGCGGAGACCGGCTGTAATTTCCATGCGCGGCCCGCCGTCATTCAGGTCGATAAGTAAACCTTCAGGCATCACCATTTCCCCACGCGAATCATGCCGCCACCGGTCAGGTTAACGGTAAGGCCATTGTCATCGAGCACCACGGTGTTATTCGTCCCGTTGAAGGAGAACTGACCACTGGTTGCATAGACCCTGCCATGAAATTCCGCATCGCCGCCTTTCCCGAGCCGCCAGCCGCTGACGCCTGGCACGTAGTTCGACGACTGGAGCGTATCCGTGATTTTGGCAAAATCAATGGATGCCTCCTGTATCAGCACGCTCCTGATAAATACCTGGCCGTTGTAAACAAAGAACGCAGCCTGCCAGTTGCCGGGATTATTCCCGGAATAAACACCGAACTGGTCAGCGGCGACTACGACCGTCGATTTGTAGGCGCTGCCGTCTGGTTCTATCGACATGCCAAACCCGGCGCTGTACTTCACGCCATTGCGGACAATGCCGAGGTTAGTGACGTAAGACGCTTTCGCTGTCCCGTCGATGTTAACTTCAGCGGTCATTTTCTGGTTCCCGCAGCATTTCGACATCGGTACCATCGGTACACCACACGAAGTGATACTCAGGGTGATCACGAAGGTGCTGCCAGATATGCAGCCAGCGCCGGAAATAAACGTTCATCGCTACTTCCGGCACCCTGACCAGACTGGCGCCGGTTGGCGCGCAGGTGAGCTGGTCAGCCAGCACCACAGCTTCGGCACCTTTGACTGATGCCGCCCAGCGCGCGAGCGGTCCGGGTTCTGCCGTCATACGCTCGTTGCGTTGCGGGTCTATCTGGCTGGTTAACAGCGTGGCGATCACCACATCATGCAGCTGGCGGTACTCTGCATAGCCGGTATACCCGGTGTCGCGCCGTTCGTTATGAATCCGCACGTTGCGCTTCACCTGCTCTTCCCGATCAGGGCGTGGTACCGAACGTTCAACCTGTTCATGCTCATCCAGGGAGTGAATGAGCTTTTCAGAGCCAACCACATCGGCGAACGCCCACGACGTCAGACCGGCATTGTGGATGCGCATCGCCAGATCACTATGCTCATACATGCCGCGACCGTAAATCGGGTCAAAGCCGCCGACGCGCTCAATGACGCTGCGGTGGTAGTAGAGCATCACGCCGCGCTGCCCGGTATAAGCCACATGCTTATCGTCGCGGTACAGCACAGCGATATCGTTCAACTTGCGGGCACCAGCAAGATCGAGGAACTGATAAGCCAGATGAGGCTCGTGGGATTCGATATAAGGCAACCACCAGCCATCAGCAACCGGCCATGCGTCATCGTCCCACAGAAAGAGATGTTCGCACCCTGCATCCATCAGCGCGGACAGGCTGGCATTCTTCGATGCCACGATGCCCAGTGATTTATCGTGCCGGATCAGCTTAACGCCGTCGGGTACCGCTGCTGGTGGCTGCGAGCCATCGTCAATAACCACCATAACCATTCCTGGTGACATATAGAGCATGTGCTTTTCAATGGCTCGATTTAATACTGCCGGGCGGTTATGAGTAGTTATTGCAATGCCAATCCTGGAGTATTGGATGCACGCAGGAATATATTGTGCTCCATCGATTATTACCTGCATACTGACACCTTATTATATTTTTAGAAAATAACGTCATCTAGTCACAATAATTTTAATTGATGTGTGATACACATTAACTGCGTTGAATTAGATGCACAGGAATTTCATTGAAACTGTATAAGGACAAAAAGATGCCACAAGAAATTATTAATCTATTGATTAAACTTACTAATTCCGGAGGTGCCTCAACAAGAGCAGCGGCACTTATAGCTTTAGGAGAAGGTGCGCCAGTAACACAAGAAGTAATAGACTGTCTCCAACGAGCAACGGAGTCAGGTGGAGCAGATACTCGCGCTGCTGCCATATCGGCATTAGGTCGGCTATTTCGTAAATCATAAACCAGTAAAAGCAGGCAATTATACGCCTGCTTTTACCTTTACTGATTCAAGACAAAATATTCAAGTATCCTTTATTTATATATTTCTTAATCCTAGTCATTATCACAGGCACTCAGTGAATGCCTGCTGTAATGCAATTGCGACTGTTCTACGCTACTTAAGCAGTCTGTTTGAAGCCTCAACGATTTCCCGTGAGGTTATCTCTCTGTCAGAGGCGACGCAAAACTCAGTATGATCACCAGTTAGCGAATGAACTCCCGCATACATAATCTTAAGATGAGCTTCCTCACCATTCGGATATTCACGGAGTATGGTGGTAGTACCATCTACAACCCTGACAACAACCACCGGTTGTCGATTGAAGAACACCAGAACATTTTTCATAGACATCCCTAATGTGAGAAAAGGCCACAATAAGTGGCCTTTGATTAGTATCAGCTTGAAGTCAGAATAGTGACTCGCAGGAGCCACCCGGGCGATACATGTTTTCTGATCCACTAATAACCGCTGCCTTTCTGGTGTTGGCAAGGCGGCGGTGGATTGAGTCTACAGTGTTTTAAATTTTTAACATTGCAAAGAGCAAGACGATGTCATTTATGCTGAAAAACTTTATTTTCTAGTACGATAAAACTGATGAAGCAGTTTTAATCACTACAAGCCCTACACGTTTGCACCCTCACAGCGGCATCTATTCAGTTGTTACTATCTGCCCAGTTCACTTTTGGGCATTTTCACCAGAAGTGTTTTGAGGCTGTTGCTCGATATCCCGAATACCAGCAAAGTTGTTATTGCCCTGCTCGATGGTGGCGAGCAGAAGCTTAATCCACAGCACCGCCTGGCAATATGTCAGCCCTCGGGTGGCAGCGGCACTACCATCGGCTGTGTCAGGCTGGCCGGAATCGGCGTGCATTGCGCTGGCACGTAAACGGTAGGCGTACTCGAGCAACCCGCGAGCAATGTCAGCAGGAACAGGCAGATCACAGGTTTTCTCACGGCGAAGAATCTCCCGGTATTCAATAACGGTTTTTTCGGCATCATTGGCTACCACGGCGTTAGCACTTGCTGCCAGTTGCGCCACCTGGTTAAACCGGTTGACGTTGAATGCCTGAGTGGCAATCACCTGCCCCTGCAGCGCGTTGTCACTCTTCAGGACGCGGTTATCGCTTTCGGCTGTAGACAGGTCAGCTTTTGCAAATGCCAGCAGAACTACCAGAACGGCAATTACTACTACCGCTGAAAGTGAAGCTATAGAGGTCAGCCGGTTCATCATGCACCACCCAGGAACAATTCACGCTCAGCAGCGCGCCGACGTGAAAGGCCAGCCAGCACCTGCCCGCCAGCTTTGTTCCAGCGTAAGAACTCATCGGCGGCGCCGCGGTAATCACCGGCATTAAGTTTTTTCAGCAGCGTTGATGTGGAAAGCGCCCGGGCGCCGAGGTTGTAGGCGAAGGAAACCAGCGCATCGAACTGGCCCTGTGTCAGTTTTACTTTAACCAGCTTCGATACGTCGCTTTCGTAACCCACCAGCCCGGTACGCAACAGACGTTCTGCTGTGTCCTCTTTGATGGCCATCCCGGCGCGGATTGGTTTCCCGTCTACCGACTGCGTCCAGCCATAGCCGATCGTCCACACGCCAACGCTGTCCTGATACGCCGTCAGCCGCATACCTTCAAACTGCTTAATAAAAGCAATTCCTCTATTGCTGATTCGCATCGTCCACTCCTGCTTTTCTGGCGGCAAAACGCTTGATAAACCCGCCGATAAAATCGGTCCCTACGTAGCCAATAAATACGCTGGCTATGTACGTCAGGTTTTTAGCCATGCCGAAGAAGTCCAGCAGGTCACGTGCGAACCAGGCAATCATCGCGCACATGGTGGCATCAATGAGCGTTTTCACAACCGGGCCACCGTTATAGCGCCCGCGCAGATACGCCATAGCAAACGCCAGCATTGCGCCGATACCCTGCTCTTTAGCAGCCAGTAGAGCAGCAATGAAATCTTGTTTGTAGGGCATTTTCATAGTCTCTCACCTCGCTATTTGCGGAGGCTGTGTGCGTAAGTAAAAAGTGCAGTATCTCGGGCTGCTTTTAACAACGAAGCCGTATAGCTAATGCCCTGAGCCTGAATATGAAAATCCACGCTAAAGCGTGGATCGGAGATTGTTTGCAGATAAAACAGGATTAAAACGCGTTTTTTAGGACATACTTTTTTGCGAAACGTAGCGACTTTTTCTATTATCGGCCCAATACAATTACGGAGAAAAACAATGAGTGATGGATTACAGATTGTTATGTCGCCGGTTCAACTGGCAGCAGTGCTGTCAGACGAAACCGTAACCGAAGCGGAAACCATGCAAAACCGTCTTCTCGGCGGCCTCGGCGTTGTAATGGGAACAGTAGAACTGGTTGGTGCGACCGTGCTTTGCGCCACGCCTGAACCCACCACGTTAACCAAGGTGGCTTGTGTTGTTGTAGGCGCTCACAGCATGGATACACTCAAGGCAGCCATCGATCAAACAATTACAGGACGCGACACCCGCACAGCTGCTTATCAGTTGGCTGTGCAAACAGCCCGTGAGTTTGGTGCTGATGAAGATACAGCATTAAATATCGGTTTAACTGTAGATGTTGCTGTTCCGGTAGCTTTCGGCCTCTCACTTGGAGCCGCGCGGGTTGCCTATGTTCGTACAGGTAATTTCAGACTGGCTGAGCATGAGGCAGTAAAAGGTATCAAAGCTGGCGGCCATACCATTGCGAAACATATTGCCATCCCGGAAGAAGAGTTATTATCTCGGCTTGCCAGAAGCCCTCAAATGCAATCCACATCATCTTTTTATAAGCTGGAACAAGCTGAACAGGTTATCAGCTCGGGGCTGAAAGCTAACCGGCTGAAAATTCTGCATTGGGCAAACTTTTCCAGAAACGCAGAAAACACTCTTGAGATCACTTATAAATCTGGCTCCGCAGTTGGTTATGGATTCCGCCAGGGTAGCCAGGCTAAAGAAGTTCTTTATACGGTAAGAATCGTTTTGCTGAAAAAGATGTACAACAACAAACCCTATTACGTTTTAACCGCATATCCAATTTTGGGATAAAGAATGCAGAAAAATTACGAAACTCTCAGAAAGCTCATCGTGGTTTTTTTCGGCCCTGATTATCAAATGTTTGGCGAAAATATCGAGGAAGTTATGGCCACTTATATTGAGATGGAAAACGAATTAGCTATCCGTAATCTCAGGCAGCAAACTTCTAAGCTATTGTCTCTACAAACTGATGAGGAGTTAAACAGCATTATGACTGCCCTTGCAGAGAGGCAATTCATGCCTGCTGCGTGGGGTGAAACATGGCGCTCCTTTCTACAAAAAATTATGCTCAATCTTCCGGGATAAGAAAAATTACGGCCAGTAGCGTTGGCCGTAACTGAAGATGGCTTACTCACCCAGCGGTTTAAGTATCATCATTTAAAACGGCGTAGATTTCCCTGGCAGTCAGATTGAAACGCTCGGTTTCAAGTTCAACGCCAAGCGCACGGCGGCCAAGTTTCACCGCTTCTTTAATCGTAGAACCTGAGCCCATAAAGAAATCAGCGATCAGATCACCGGGCCTGCTGCTGGCTTTGATAATGTCCCTGAGCATGTCCGCAGGTTTTTCACACGGATGTTTGCCAGGGTAGAACTGCACCGGCTTGTAGGTTCATACGTCCGTATACGGAACCGCCGCGGTGACAGCAAAGGGACGCCGTAGCGATTTGTATTCTTCCAGTAGTTCGCAGTATTTACGATTAAGCGAATGGTACGTGACCACCAGCTGATGGTGTGGCTGAACCAGCCCGCTCCGCTGTTGCTTCTCTGCCGCTATGCGCGTGAACAGCGCCCGCAACTTCAGGTAATCAGCTTCGCCCGGTAGTTGCCACTGGCTGGCACCGAACCAGTGCGAAACCATATTCTTCTTGCCGGTGGCGTCTGCAATTTCTTTTGCCGTAACGCCAAGTGATACGCGGGCGCTCCGGAAATATTCAATCAGGGGAGCCATCAGGTGAATCGCCACGGATAA